GAACTGGTACTTCGGCACGTCCGAGAGGTACAGGTACACGTAGTTCGTATTCAGCCCGAACATCGTGTACTGGCCACCCAGCGTGTTGAGGTACTGGTCGACCACCACCTGGGCGCCGTTCCAGAAGAAGGAGCGGAAGCCGACGTGGACGTCCGAAGTCTCGTCGTTGAAGCGCTGCTGCGGCTGGAGCTTGTTCCAGAACGCATCCCACACCGGCTGCGTGGTGCAGAGCATGTCGGGCTTCTCCTGCCCAAACCATGCCGACCCGTAGGCCGTCTGCACGCCGCTCAGCGAGAACGCGCTGGGCGCCGCGTAGTACGCGTTGATGCCGGTGTTGGACGTCGAAGAGATGTCCGTGCGGGTCACGCCGCCATACTGCGCGTATTGCCCGGGGACGCTGATCGCGGCCTTGAAGCCGTCGAGCTCGAGCGTCGAGTTCACCGTGCCCTGGCCATCGCCGTACAGCGAGGTGGCGAGGATCTGGGCCATCGTGCCCGAGGCGTTCACCATCTTCGAGCCGACGAAGCTCATGGCCGCTTCGGTGCCGCGGTTGAGCACCTGGTCGACGCCGTAAATCGTGACGTTGACGTAGGCGTACTTCAGGTTGAACTGAAGCGCCGTGTCCGTCTGCACGGCCGACGTGTCAAACGCCTGCCCGCGCTGGAAGAAGCCGCCCTTCAGAGCGGCGTACATGATGTTGTGCCGGATGGTCAGACCGCCTGGATAGCTGAACCGCCGCTTGTTCTTCAGGCGCGTCAGTACAGGCGAATTCTTGAACACGTTATCCGTGAGGTACGGGGTAATGTGGTCGTTGGTTTTGCCCGTCACGTCATTCCAAGTCAACATAGTGAAATCCTCGCCGTCGTCCTTCTTCGGTGTTACAGAGATGTGTGGCTCTACGCCGTACTGCCGCAGGTCCTCGGGCTCGGCTCAATCGCTTCCCGATTCACTGGATCTCTGCTATCCCCAAGAGGCTCCGCACGAGGATCTCGCGCTTCCTACTTAGAATGCAGACTTCCTTCCTTCTTTGCTACCGCGCGTCAGGCTTTGCCTTCCGTGCGTAATTCCTGTGCAGCCTTGACTGTCTGCTGCTGAATCAAACTCTCAAAGTCCGTCGCGCCGTCCTTGCTGCGCTCCAGCATCCGCTCCAGGTTGCCCTTCTCCCGCGGCTGCGGGATGTACGGCTCTCCGCCGGCTCCCGGCAACCCGCCGCGTTCCTTCAAAATCTCGTTCGCCCGCTCCTGCGCCCTGCGCTCGATCTCGGCCGCGCTGTTCTTCTCGGCGACGATGGGCTTGATGTATTCGGCCATCGCCTTGCGGGGGTCGTACCCATTCTCCTCGCGCAGCAGGCTCACCACCTTCTGGTGATCCTCGTCGGTGAATTCCTTGCCGGTCTCCTTCTCGTACCGCACGGCGCTTATGGCCATCGCGGCGGCCATGCCCATGGTGAGAGGGATGGTCTTCGTGTTGAAGTCCGACGTTGCCGCGTTGAGCTTCGCCTCCACGGCCGCTTCGGCGGCCCGCTTCGCCTCAGACTCGTACAGAGCCTTGCGCTCCTCCGCCGTCAGCGGAATTCCAATGTCCTTGGCGATCTGCTCCACAGATGCTCTGATTTCTTCCGGCTTCATGTCTCCCCCTCCCGCGAGTGCTCGCGCTTCTGCGGCGGCAATCTGCTGCCGCAATTCCGCTTCCTTGTCGACCCAAAGCACCTCGCCATCCGGTGCCAGGACGCCAGCCTCTTCCAGCGAGTGAAGGCGTTCGTACGCCTCCTCCGCCCATGGCTCCATGCGCGTCTTGTAGTCGACGGCTGTTTGGTACTCCGCTTCCTTCGACTTCAGCTCATTCAACTTCCGGCTGTAGTCGTCCTGGCGAAGCCAGCCTTCCCGAAGCTCGGGGGTATCCTTGAGAGTTTTTTCAAAGAGCTCTTTTTCAGTCCCACTGAGGGACGCTATAACTTCTTCCAACGTCTTTACAGCCATCGGTCTCTTTCCCCTTCCTCGCTTCCCATAACTGGGCTCCGCGAGGCTCCGGCGGTGGATCCGCTTTTCGGTTTACTGACTACCCCGGCATCTGACCCGGTATTGGTGGTACCGGGGAAGGTCCTGGGCCCTGCTGCCCCATCGCTCCCGGCGGCGGCATGCCGGCACCGGACGATTGCGGCTGTTTCTGCTTCACCATGGCCACCCCAACTCTCAGGGCCGCGATGGCTTTCTTCGCGTACGGAGAGAATGTCTCGTCCTGCACGCCTAACAAAATCTTCTCGCAGGTCTGAGCCGCGAGTTCTGCGGGGCTACGATCCATGCCTGCCTGCATGGACTGCATTCCCTCGTTAAGTGCCGGCGCCTGCGGTGGTCCCATTTGCGCTTGGACCTGCGGGCTTACCGGCGGACGTTCCATCGGCGGCATCGGGCTAGTTTTCCCCGTTCTGGAGAGTGCCTGACTTCGAATTCACGCTGGTGCCGCGCGGCGTCACGGAGGTCATTTCCCCCTGGCCGATGAAGGTGCCGACCTGCTGGAACTGGCCCTTCTTCAGTCCGGGCGCGCTCGAGGCTTCGTAGTGCCCGCCCTCTGCGACCGTCGACGACATCTTGCCTTGCTTTGCCATGTGTTCCTCGCTTACCACTTTTTTTGATCGGGGAGGCGGGGCTGGCCCGCCCCCCGAACGCCTTTGTGCTTTGGTGAAGCTCTAAGCCGAAGCTTAGCGCTTGCCTCCGCGGTGCTTACCGCGGCCCTTCTTGCGACGTGCAGTCATGGGTGTATCTCCTTTCCGGGTGTTCGCCCTGGGTTTTTTTTCGCCGATGTTCCGGTTGCGGCCTCCACCGCTGTGACGATTCCCCGGATGAGAGACCCGGGAATCTCGTAGAACGTTTCCGCCCTACTGAAATGAATGATTATCGAAGTGAGAGAAACGGCGCAACAGGAAAATGTTTCGCGCGATGATTTTCTACTTCGCGTGCCCCTTCGCCGCCACGGCGCCGGCCATCGCTTGCCCTTCGGCTGCCAGCTCTTCCTTGTTTTTCTCGCGGTCGATGTTGAGCTCCACGATGTCCAACAAGCGCTCGCGTGACAGGTCGCGCCCTTTGCGCAGCGCAAACGCGATCTGAATACGATCCTGGCGCTGCACGTTGAGCAACGTGCCCTTGTCACACTTGAAGCGCCAGCGGCGCACAAAGGCTTCCGAGTTGACGTCTTCGGGAATCAGGCTGGCCGGGTTGGCGTCAACGTCTTCCTTCGTCAAGCCCTGCTCGCCCAAAAGCTCCATCCGGCGCGCGGCATCGTAGAACTGCAGAACATTCGCAACCCACATACCGCCAATCTGGTCGGTGAAGCCTTCGATGTTGCGTCCCATCAGGCGAATCGGGGTGTTCTTGCCAAAGCTGATGCGGTCCAGCGTGTCCCCGCCGGGAACCTGCTTCTTCGAGGAGGCCGCGTCCATCGCGGATGCGCCGGAGCTCTGCTTCATCGAACTCAGCACCGTGCCGTAGGTCTGCAGCACGTAGCCGGGGAGATTGGGCGGCTGTCCCCACGTCGGCGGATTCGCCGCGTTGTTGCTGTACGTGATCTTCAGCCCCGGCTTGGAAGAGTCGATAGCCCGCATGGCTTCGGGGTGGATGGCCGACTTGGTGGCAATCAGCGGCGGGTTGATCGCCTTCTTGACAGTCTGCAGCACCCCGCCAAGGATCTGGTTGAGGATGTCCTGCTGCTTCATCCACGGCGCCGCCACACTCAGCGCGTACTGCTGCCACGGCACCGCATACAGGCCCATCAGAGCGAACGGCTTCATGCGGTGGTAGTACGGGTTGGGTTCGTCGTACAGGATGACGTTGTTGGCCTGGATGATGAGGCGGCCGCGCGGATAGAGCCTCTTGCCGGGTTCGACGATGTAGCTCCACGCCGCTCCGGCGGGACCCACGCGCACCCGGTTGGGCGACTCGTTGATGGAGTCGTCCTTCTTCCAGAACTCGCGCACCTCCGCGCGGGGATAGGCGCTCTGCGTGCTCGTCTTGTCCGACCCGCCCATCAGGCGCTTGGCGGCCGGAGAGAGGTTCTGGTACAGCGTGGGCATGACCGTGACGGGCGCTTGCGAGTTGATGGTGTATTTGCTCTTGCTGTCCTCCGCCTCCACCAGCTTGCCCATGCGCGGGTATGCGCGGCGGATCCAGTCCAGCGTGCGGTAGCGCCGGTAGATGGTGCACTCATCGCCCTGCACGTCGTCATCGCGGTCGATCCCCAGACGCATCAGCGAGGTCGCTGGAAGGTACTCAAACGAGATGTCGCCATCGGCAGGATCGCCACTGTCGCCGCGGGCGAAGGGGTTCCAGTAGAGCTTGGCCGGCGCCGTCGTGAGCATGGCAAACATGGTGACAAAGGCCAGGGTGCGCTCGAAGCCGGTCTGCGCCGCCCAGCCTTTGGCCAGCTTGTTGAGCAAGGTTTGAATCTTCGAATAGCCGCCATCGCCTCCCATGTCCGTGATCTGGAACATGGGCTTCACGTCAGTCAGCAGGCCGATGGTCTCCCAGAACATGGCCAGCAACTCATTGCTGACCGGACGCACCCGGTAGGACGGCATCTGCTCGCGCCACTGCATCCCTTGCAGGTACTCGAAGGCGGTCTGCATCTCGCGCAGTTCGGGCACGTCCTGCTGCAGCGCCGCCCCTTCGTCATACGCCGCGTTGCACCACGACCCAAGGCTGCCGTAATACTCGACCAGCCGTTGCTGGCTGGGCGTGGTGCCGTCGCTGCGCTGTGCTGGTACCAGTTCGGGGAGAGAGGTGTCGGCCATGAATTAGAACCAGTCTGACTCTAGTGCGTTATGGACCTGGCGTTCCAGCCAAATCTTGGTCGGAAGCGGGGGGTCCTGAGCTCGCGCCCTGTCCGCCGCTTTCTGGTACTGGTCGCCAAGGTTGATGACGACTGCTCCAGCGCTGATCCCTTCGTACGCCTTCACTTCCTGCTCGGCGGTCCTCGAGGCTATCTTAGCGTCCTCAACTTCCTGTCTCAACGCAAAAATCATTCCTACCAGCTCGCCCGAGGTTTCCGGCCGCCGTCCAAGGCCGCGCTCGCCATTCTCCAGCCGCTCCAAGTCGACTTGCCCGATGATGAGCGTGTCCCCCTCGGTGAGCTGCGTGAGGATGGACGCCAGCGTGGCGCGCAGGCGTTCGGGTCCAAATTTGGACTCCAGCGCATCCTTGACGGGAATGGGGAGAGAGACCTGGTAGGGAGTGTGGTTTTGCTGCGGCGCCGGCGCGGGCGTTTCCGCCTTGAAGGCCATCTGCGGGTTGAGGTTCTGAAACTCCATCGTATCCAGCCAGACGTGCTGCGGGTTGGCGCTGCACTCCAGCCTCCCTGCGTTGGCTACGATCTGGTTCTT